ATCAGGCCAAGACTTTTTATCTTATTATGCGGATGATAAATTAACAAACGCCGAAACTATTCGCCGTGTTCGTCAAAAGATTCAGGAGGAAAACCCGTTCCTTCGGGGAACGGTGAATGAGGCAAGGCAAAAGGAAGGTGAGGAAGTACGGAAAAATATTTAAACTTTCTTCATAAGGCGAAAGCCTAAAGGATAGGTGGATTAAAAACGGCCCGTTAAGAATAACGGGCCTCCTTTAAAAACTTAATTATGACAAAAGAAAAAGCTACTGAATTATTAAAGCCTTACATTGACAAGTGTACGGAAGACGGAGACCCTTATTTTATTGTTCACTTTTCAATAGCAGACGACTATTTTACAGGCTTTGAAGATGGGCTTGATTTTATGGGTATAATTTTAAAACAACTTAGAAAACAGTTCCCAGAACTTGAATTATATTTTAACCAAACAATTAAAGCATGAGATTCCTTCTTTTTATATTATTCCTTTGTGTGATTGCTTCCTTGTGTAGTTGTGAGAAAGTTGATTACGGCTATCTAAACACAGATCGAACAGGCTGTAAAACATTCGTAAGGCTGTCAAAAAGATTTACCTGGGGATGGGATTCTATAACTACCGTTCAAATGGGCTGGCCGGAAAGATGTTGTGATAGTGCAGTAATTTGGAATGAGAATTATCGGGATACTATTTATTGGGATCCGGCTAAATGTCCGGCTCCTGTTTCATCAATGCCTGAATTTAGAATAGAAATCAGGTGTTATAATGAAGTTAGTTTTTAGACGTTTTACAGCATCTTTATTACAGGAAGAACGGGAAGAAAATAAAATAGTTCCCCTAAAATTTGGTTTTGTAAAACTGTTTTCTGACCTTCGAGATACCTTTATAAATTAAATTACTTATGCTTAACTTTGTCTCACATAAGGTTTGCTTTTCAGCTAATCTTTCGATCATAGGTAAGATTTATAAAGGAACTAAGCTCTCGCAATTAAATGCGGGGGCTTTTTTATTTCAGGTTCTTAACAGATTCTTTCCTTACTGCTTTCAAGTGCGGTTAAATAGTAATCTTCACTCTTTTCAATATGTTAGGCCGAAAGTTCATGCGCTGATCTACTCTATCAACATGAGACCTTGTAAAAACGAAAGGCTTGATAACGAAATGGGATATTCAGGAAAGGAAAGTGAGTGAGTGAAAAAAGGGACTTGAATTAACAAACCCCTTTTTTATCTTTTGTAACGAGTTAATTATAATTACTTCTAAGCAGAGTAAAGATAGTTAATTAGGAATACAAGGGATAAAGAGAGGTATAAATAAATCTTTAAAACTTGAATTATGACAAAAATAACAGAGCAATTTGAACAAGAACGATTTACAGATTTTTTAATTGAATGTAAAAACCCCGAAGCATTTGATAAAACAATTAATCAATGGGGAGCAGTTCTTTTTGATGGCGGCAAAAAGGGAAATTACGTTGCTGACAAAGACGGTTATTATACTATGAGGGTTTATGGTGATCCCGGCTTTATAAAGTTTGCAATAACAAATCAAGGTTATGGTAAAATCATAAAAGAAGTGGTATGTTAGAAGATAAAACAGAACTGCTTAAAAAGAAAATTGACCCGCTAAGGCTAAAATTTCCAACTTCGGTAATATCTGAATTTCTTGATTATTGGACTGAGCCTAAACAAAGGTGGGAACTTGAAAAGACATGGGACACAGAAAGAAGATTAACAAGGTGGGCGAATAACAATTTTACCCCCAAGAGAACCGAAATAAAAGGCTTTCAAACTCAGCCACAGAAAGGGCCAACAAATGAAATTGAACGTCTGGATCAGTTCCTAATGGCCTATAAAAAGCATCCTACGAACTTCCAGTTTATCGACCTTGCAAAGTGGTACGACTTAATGAAAGAAAACAAACTTTTAAGACCTTTTACAAAAGCGGAAGTTTTAGAAATACAAGAAGTTTACAAGAATGACAATTTAAAATGTAGGGCAGCTTGTGTTTACGAAACATTCAAAGGATACGCAAAGACAGATTTAATTTTTTCTGACATTCTAAAAATGAGAAAATGATAGAAGCACAAAAACAAACCAAAAAACAAAAACCCGCCAAAGTGGTTAAACTAATGGATCAAACTAAACTGTTTGAGGACAAAATTGACTTTGAGTATTTACCTTCTGTAATCGGATCGGGTTACGAAGAACAGGTTGCTAAACTGGCTATAGAAGATGGCGTTGCTTATAGGGCAGCCCGAAAGAACATGCAGATACATTCTGCCATTGTTCTTAAAATTAATAACGAGTTTTCCGGTTTCTTTACTTTCCAGGTTAACCACGAAGTAGGTGAATTCTGTTTACTTCAGTCGGCAATGATGTTAGATAGAAAGGATAAAGAGATTTATAAGGATATGCTAAGGGAGATAATAAAGCAAAATACTTACGGTTACCCTATGATAATGACAGTATCTACAAAGCATGATCTTGAATGTCCTAAAGTTTTGGAAAGTGTCGGATTTAAAACCTATCTAAATCTTTCCGGTTATGAGTATATGGTTTATGGAACATTTGAACAGGTAAGGATGAAAAGGCTTGCCCATGCTACTATGACTAATGTATGGAATTCCCTTAAGGGTGATTGGTTGAAAATGAAAAGGGAATGGAATGAAAAAATTGAAGCTGCTGGTGAAAAATACGGGATATTAAATCCAAAATACGCATCAAGGGAAGGCGCATGGCAAGGTACTTCTGGCATGGCAAATGTCGTACTTCAAACCCGTAAGGTAGTTGATGATAAAATAGTAGAGAATAAAACTAAATCACTTAACTCAAATGTATCTGTTCTTGATCCTGTGGCCTGTGAAGTTATTTTAAGAATGTTCATGCCTACAAATGGCGTAAGGGTTTATAATCCTTTTGGGGGTGGCGTTCAAATGGGGTTTGTTACTGGAAGTTATGATTACGAATATCTTTCAAGTGAGATCAGGCAAAACCAATGTGATGCTAACAATGCAATTTGTAGTGGATTTTATAACACAAAGTGGATAAAGTCAGATAGTTCAAAGTTCACCCCTAAACAGAAATACGATCTTATATTTAGTTGCCCCCCTTATTATCAGGTAGAGGAATATCTTGATTACAATGGTGAATCTCCCGAAGGTGAATTAAATTCTTTACCTACCTATAATGAATTTAGGGATATGCTTTTTGAGGGGTATAAAAATGCTATAAGTGTGCTTAATGATAATTGCTTTTTTGTAGTAATGACCGGAGACAGCAGGGATAAGAAAGGGGCTTATTATGGTTGTGAGGCTGAACATGAGTTATTCTTTAAAGATCAAGGTTTGCATATTTATAATAAAATTGTTTATCTGGAGTGTGAATTTACCAGATTAGCAACGGCAAAGAAAACCCTAAAGACAAGAAAGTTTCCAAAGAGGGAGCAAAAGATACTTGTATTTTATAAAGGGGACATGGATAAAATTAAGGACTTATACCCTCCAATAGGCAGACTGTGAAACCTTATACAACTAAAATATCATTAGTAAGAAACGGGCGTGGCGTTTACGTTATTGACACTACAATGGGTTGCGCTTCGGGTATGGCAGAAAACGAAAGGGGTTGTTATGGGGATTGCTATGCAGCACGAACAGCGAAAAGATACGGTCACGACTTTACGAAAACAGTTTTAAGGGATTTTGAAAGCGAAGCACACAAACGGAAAATTTTACAAGAGATCACAAGAATAAAAATGCCGTTTATAAGAATTGGCGCAAGCGGTGATCCTTCGGAAAATTGGGAGCATACAATTAAGATATTAAAAACACTTTCCAGGTGTAACACAGAAATAATAATTATCACAAGGCATTGGACTTTATTAACCGACGAACAATTGAAATATTTTAGTAACTTAAACCTTTGTATAAATACTTCTGTTTCGGCTTTAGATAATGAAGAAATGTTAAACCGATCTTTGGAACAATACGAAAGGATTAAGCCCTATTGTAAATCAGTTTTAAGAATTATATCTTGTGATTTCAATGATGAAAAACGGGCAGAGGTTCAAAGGAGATTGTTTAAAAACGAATCAACAATAGACACGGTTTTCAGGCCAACTAAATCAAATCCGTTTTTACTGAATGGAATTATTAACGCAAAGGAAGAAGTTTTTAACGGTAAGAAACAATTAGCAAGTAAGTTCAACCGAAAGACTTATATGGGTAAGTGTTCAACCTGTAAAGAAATGTGTGGAGTGAATGTTTTAAGCAATATTTTTTATCCAAATAAACGAGGCTTAGTAAAACAACTTTCTATTTTATGAAAGCAATATCCCTCTTTAACGGTGAAGGAATATACTCATTTGAAACTTGTGTTAAGTTATCAACTCCTTTTATAAAATTAGGAAGGGAATTTATAAAGGAACACAATATCCCAAAATGGTTTTTAGCTGAGATTTATTGTAATTTGAAAAAGGCGGGGGATCTTCCCAATCTTCCTGAAAAGCGGAAAAGGGAAATTTGGGAAGAAAGCAAAGGCGATAAACTCCTCGCATTTTCTTTGTATCTTGTCGAGGTAATATGACAGGTAGACCTACAAAATACAGCGAATCTTATGTAAATAAGGTTAAAGACTACGTTGATTCGTGCAATGATGAATTGGTTCAGGTTGTTTCCGGTGAATCAGAAAAGTTTACAGCGTTCAAAGAAAAGGTAAGGGTTAACCTTCCAACAATCGAAGGATTAGCTATTTATCTAAAATTACACAAGGACACAATTTACGAATGGGAGAAAAAATACAAACCTTTTTCCGACGTTATTAACATATTACGAGCAAAACAGGTTGAAAGATTAATTAATAATGGCCTTTCAGGAGACTATAATCCAATCATTGCAAAAGTGCTTCTTTCTAAACAGGGATATTCTGAAAAGACTGAAACGAATATCACTACTCAGGACGTTGATTTTACTTTCTAATGAAGATAAAAACCCCCCAACTATCCGACTATCAGAAGCAAATGATAGATTCCCCTTTAAACACAATCACAG